ACCGGCGTAACTTGTTGCATACCGGAAGGCGCACCGTAAGCACCAGATAGGAAGGATTGCAGGCGGGAATACGGAGCTTGTTGCTCAAAGTTGAATCGGTTGATGGCGTCTTGCAAAGCCATTTCCTGATATGCCTCGGTTTGCTGGCCGATCTGTGACAGTCGTTGAATGTCAGCGTAGTCTTGGGCGGCCATTGCTGGGGCGGCTTGAAGCGCGGCTTGTTGCCTTGTGCGCTCGTCTGCGTAGTTGGCATAACCTAGTTGTCCGGCGGCTCCGGTAAGCGCACGCGCATACTCACCACCGACATTGGTTAAAGCACCACGCATGGCCCCGGAACCAAATCTCCCAGCGCGGGAAAAGTTAGATAGGGCTTGGTTAGTTGCAGACTCGTACTGACGCTGTGCGGCTTCGAATCCGGGCTGTAGGGCAGATGCCAGAAATGGGTTTGCGCCTAGGTACTCACCCTGAATGGTCTGCTGGAGTTGTTGCTGTGCCGCAGGAACCAACGGGTTGCCACGCATCGCCCTGGTCTGAGCCGCTTGGAGAGCAGCCGTGGTCTGTGCAGACGGTCCGATGTAAGTTTGCCCGGGATAGTATTGCGGGACATTAGGGGTCTGATAAAGACGTTGTGCCTCTGACAGTCCGTATTGGACGTAGGGCCGCATCGTCGGATCAAGTTCTGTCCTTGTTACGGTATTCGTACCGCCGCCGCCACCAGCCATTTATAACTCCTTTACCCAACTCCGGGGTGAAAATCCATGTTGACGAGCGATCTTGTCCCATCCCTTACGGTGAGACTCAAACGTCACCTTTTTAATGTTTGCTTCTTCTAGGGTTTTCCAAAACACTTTGGTTCCCTCTACAAAGCGGTTTTTGACTGCTGCCCACAAGCACCAGACATGAACCGCCTCGGGTCTTACTACTAAAACTACAAATCCTAGAGGCTTGTTGTCCTCAAAAAATATCCACAGCAACGAGTTCTTGCAAAAGCATTGCGCGTATACATCCTCGGGTATCCAGTCCTCGGGAGACTTTCTGAGGATCGTGTCCAACCCTGGTTTGACAAACGGCCACCATGCTTTGAGCTCTTGCGGTTGGATGTTTCGTATCTCGATCATCCGACAATAACGTAGCTAAACGTGCTTCCAGCGTTAGTGTTGGGCGCATGAGAAATAGTTGCGCTGCCGTTAAAGGTTGCCGACACAAACGGGTCAAAATAGACGTTGCTGGTGTATCCGTTAGTAGACAGGTAATGCATTGTTGCAATCACCGACGGGGTTGCTGGCCTAGTTGGACTAGTCTGCGCCGGAATAGCTTGTATGGAGACATCTGTGCTTGTGGTTGACCACATAATTTCCACATAGTCATCTTTTAGCAAATTAACATAAATGTTAAGTGCGGCAATCAACGCTCCGTCCACGCCACCGTGTCTATTTGGGACAGAGAACTGGCTATTGGTGTTGTCGATATTGGTCCCGTTCTTGCTGAACCAGACGCTTGTATCTTGAATCTGCACGTTAGCGTTTAGAAACTGTGCGCTGAATTGCAGGTTAAAGATCCCAGAAAACCCAGCCACTAGCTGGGAGTTGTTAGACAGCGACACCCCGTTAGCAAAGTCCGTGGTGTTGTACGTCATCGCATACGCCGTCGTTGTGCTGGCGGCGGTTTGGTCTGCGGTGCTACTAAATGATCCGTAGGGAAACTCTTGGCTGGAAGCCGTCTGTGACGTTGGGATCAGGATGATCTTGCTGTCATAGCCAATCCGGGCATCGTTGATCGTGGTGGTGGTTGCGCTACCCGTGGCAAGCGTCACCGTTCCAGTATTGTTGGTCTTGCCATTCATAATGTTGTTGACCACCTCGGATATTTCCCGTGGCGATCCACCCTGATATGGCAAAACGCGAAATGTCATCTTGTCCCTGCTGGCACGATGTCGAATTCAATCCCAATCGCGGTTGTCCACGATCCGGTCGGTTGAACTGAAAGCCTGTGGTATCGCCCTGTGGTTCTAAATGCGGCACGACCTTCGGAGTCAGCAGAAGTATAACTACCGAATGAAACGGCGTCTACAAGCCGATTGCGGGTTGCAACTGCGACTTGTCCTTGTCCGGCATCCACGAGCGGTCGGGTCATGTTGATGGTGCTGACCGAACCCGGAATCTCAACATCTCCGGTTTGCAGGGTTCCGGTAAGGTTTACGCCTGAAAACGTCACGATCTTGGCCCCGTTGCCGCCCACAAACTGCGACTTGCCACCCGTCCAGATACGCGAATCTAGGCTGGTTGTTAGCGTGTCAAGAGTTCCAAAAGCGTCCAATGCTTCTAGGGTAAATGCCGGGGTCGCAGACTGAGCTACAAACCCGACAGACACCTCTCCGCGAGACCAACGCTTGACCTCAAAGTTGTAGATCAAAAGACTATCAACCTCGCCGTTGCTTCCCGAAGATGGGTAGGCCCAGACTATAAGATTCTTGATAGGATCGACCGTAGCCGACATCCGATATGAGTAAGCCTCGTCCAGATCGCCGAAGAAAAATCGGTCAACTTTTTCTGTACCGATTCCCATAACTTGAGTACCGTTGCACGCATAGAATCCATCGTCCCCTAAAAAGTAGGTCACGCCTTGATACTGAACAATTGAGTTCGGCTCAAAGCACCCAAGGTTTCTGGAAATGTTGTCAAACTGGAAGATCGCCGGGGTTCCAACGTAGGACATCCGGTAGATGGATTTTTCCATCAGCACTAGCCCAAACTCACCACCCGTAACCCCCTGAACAGAACCGCCGTCAGGGATGATCTGGTAGTCAGACTGGTTGGTAGAGGTCGTAGTCCATGCGGTTTCGTCGTTAATCCCAGACCATTGGACCTTCTGGGAATCCGTCCCAGAGGTATAACCAGCCACCACAAAGTCTCGGACCACGGTGAGGTAACGCGCCTGCGGTGCGGCGGCATCCAAGTCAGCCCATGCGGTCGAGGTTCCAAGTTCCCAGTATTGCAAGACCTCATCGCTGTTGGCGGCAATCAGCACATCTCCAAACTGGGTAAAGCGCCACTTCTGTTCGGTCGGGGTTGTGTAGCCACCAGACTTAGATACGTCGTCCAAAGATAGGTCGTTGGAATCGAGCTTGAATAACTTTGTTGCACCGCCCGCAAATACCTCGGTGTTGCCAGAGGCGGGGTCACGACCGGCCACCACGTTGTTGATGTTCTCGGAGGCGGCCTGGGAATAGTCCACAGGCGTCCGTAGCGGTCCATAACCCACGGCTTGCGGGACTACGTTTAAGGCTTCCTTGACCGCCCCAACAAGTCCTGGCTGGTCCGGCAGCCATTCGTCAAAGTTCATCCTAGTTGCCATGTATTATTTCCAGCAGAATTGGTTGTCCAAGTGTTTGACATCACAGATGCGGGCGTCCATGTATTTGGCCCTACCGTCACATCTGTCCAAGTATTTTCGCCTTCTGATACCGGCGTCCAAGTGTTTGCTCCGGGTGTGACCGGACCCCATTCGTCACCAATGATCCGTCCGTCTGCCACCACCACGGCATTGCTTGTAATCGCACCTACCGCGCTGAACACAGCGTTTGCGTTACAGACGACCGTAGCCTCTGCGGTGATGTTTGCCTGACCAAAGGCTTCAAATCCGGCCGTACAGGAAACAGTTGCGGTTCCCGTAATGTCACCGCTGGCCGTCCGAACCCGAATGGCCTCACCGCTAAACGAGCCGTCAGAGGTAATCAATCCTTCAAACGTCCGTACTCTTTGCGGCGTTGCATCAACTGTTGCGGAAGCGGAAATATCTGCCACACCTTCGGTAATTCGGAAGGCATCCGCAGAAACCGTGGCTTCAGCGGTAATGTTTGCCTCTGCCGAGCGTATAAGGTTGCCTTCGGCGCTAACGGTGCTAGAAGCCTCTACAACGGCTTCTCCCTGCTGGATGCGTATACCCTCTGCGGAAACGCTGGCATCGGCTGTAATGGCCGCAGAACCGCCTAGAATGGCAAATGCGGTTGCATCTACGTTTGCCTCAGAGGTAATCAGCCCTTCTCCGGTACGTTCCCGGTAGGCTTGTGCATCTACGCTTGCGCTTGCAGTAATGTCTGCGGGGGCGTCTAGGAAGATGCAAGCAGTCCCCCAAATTTCGCTATCTATCGAGAACTGGATCGTATCCAGATTCCCGAAGTTGTCTAGTTCATCTAACGTCCAACTACCGCAAACCCTATCTGGATACCAGTCGTGGTCGAGCGAGTACTGCGGCATCGACTCCAGAGTGCCAAACTGGTCTAACTCCTCTAGGGTGAGCGGCATTAAGCAAGGGTAACGCTCAGAGAGCCAGCGGCGATCTTGAAGATGTCGCCAGACTCAATGGTTTTGGCCGTGGTCAGGGCTGTATGGAACAACAGGTTTCCACTTGTCACGGCGTCATGCAGACCGATGTAGCCCACGGTTCCCCACGAAGCGGTTGCTTGGGCAAACTCGACTGCCGCGCTGTTGGTTACCACGCCGTTAGAGGGTGCGCCAAAGGTCACATCCTTGCGGGCATAAGAACCGCCAGAGACTTCCGTACCCGAGCCAGCATCGGTTGGGTCAGAGGTGTAAAGCGAAACGAACACCGTGGACGGGGATGAATAGGATGTATTGCGGAGAACGGCGTTTAGCAGCGCGTTCTCTAAATAGTTGGACATTTCGGCCATAATTACCTCGTGGTGACAGACATGGAAATGGGTGCGCCTGCGTACTCTGAGTTCTCGTCAGAGGTGTTGATGCGGGCGATTGCGCGGTCATACATTGCCGCCCAGGTGTTGACCCGAGCGTCGTTCATCAGATACGGCTCTGCCTCTCCCAGCGTTGCGTAGAGCAGGGCATCGGGGTAGTTCGCCATAAACTCATTGCTTGCCACCGATACCGACATCGGCGTGGGCTTGAAGTAATACAGCATCTCCACCGTGTAGTTTGTGTCTGGGATTGGGGCAAATTGGAACTCTGATCCTAGTCCGGTGTAAAACACGGGCCGACCAGAGTCCGTTGTCCGAGCATCCCGGCTGAAGGCAGACGGGGATAAGTACGACACGGATATCCTTGGAGTTCCTTGGACGTAGATGTCGCGGAGCTCTAAAAAGTCAGACGGCAACCCGATTGTGGGGTCGCCGCTGGTCATGGTTGTGGTTACGGACTTGAGGATCTTGCGTGTACGAATGTCACGCGATAGGCGCAATTCGGCTAGGGTAATGAAGTCAGGAATCTGGCTGGTCAGGTCCGACCGCCCCAGGTAACTGGCGACCGTGGCCTTCAAGTCCGTGTAGTTCGTTAGCGCCATTTTGTTCTTCCAATTTAATGTCGTGCCACCCGAATGTGTACGACCCTATATGTCCTATCTCGTTTGATAATGTGTGGTCAACGTAGGTATCAAATCCAGCGTCGTATGCCTTGACGCAGAAGTAGACGTCCTCGCCCAGCAACTTGTCGCCGGGGAGCATCTCAAACCAGAACCACGGCTGCGGTGTCTTTTTAAACACCTCGGCCTTGACCATCATCACGCCGCACCCAATGGAGGTGACGCGCTCTAGTCCTGTCTTGCCCTTAGACGATACGGGTATCCAATGATTAAGCCGTTTTTCAACGTCAACATCTAGGTTCTTTGCCGTTGCCCGCACCGGAATCTGTCGTGTGGTAGCGTTTACCCCTACGATGTCCTTGTCGTGGGCAATCAGGCGTTCAATCGTATTCTTGGGAAAGCGCATATCTGCGTCAATCCACAGTATGTAGTCAGCACCGTCTTTCAGCGCCTCTTGTGCGAGCTTCTCTCGCTGGTCAAATATCAGGGTTCCGTTGACGGTGTAGACCGACTGGTGGCCTTTTCTAAACCGGCTGTCGTAGCCACACATGGTAGCCAGGTCAAACGCCGTTCCAATCTGCATTTCTCCCCGCGATGGTATGCAAATAGCAACCACCTTGCCCTTCTTTGCCATGCTACCTCCTACACCCGCCCCGGGCGTGTCCTAAAAAATCTGTTCTCTGGGTCGTTTAACCAAGCCTTAAGTGCCGTCTGATCGACGATGTGGAATCCGCGCATAATGCCCTTCTCATTGAGCATTTTTATGACTGCAAAGGGTATGGAGGCGACCTTGGTTAGTTCCTTCCACTTCGCCCTTTCGTCAATCTTGGCGTATTCTGCTTTATTCTTTTCTAAGAATGGCGTTATGTCGGTTTCGGACTTAATTACAAGTCCACCTTCGCCGTCTGCGTAGTAGGTCTTAACAGTACCGTTTACGACTTCTGTTCCGAGTTTCACAGTGTTCCTTGGGAATCTGGAGCGGGAATAACCCGCCCCAGAATTTACCACAATTTAACGCAATCTACAATCAGGTTGCGCTCAGATCGAAGATACCGCCATGAGCGGCTTCGTTCTTAACTTCGAGTGTAAGCTCGGCAAGAATCTGAGTTTTCTCGCTGTCACCCGTGATTGCCAGATCGTTGGTCTGGAACGGACGGAGGTAGTTCAGCGATGCATACTCAGGGTCCAGAACCAGAGCGTCACGGGTCCGCATAAAGCGGTTCGGGACAATCTGGAGAACGCCGAAGTCAGACTGATACAGGTCAGCGCCAGCCAGAATGGTGATGTCGCCAGTTGCATTGCTGTTGTAGCGATGCTGCGACAGACCTTGGAAGCCAGAAACAACCTGCTTCAGAGCGGGAGGAACAACCAACAGGGTCGGTGTGCCGCCTTCGGTAAATACCTGCTGGACCACATCTTTGAGCATGGACTCTTGAAAGGTACGGGTGATACCGTCGCCACGAGTGGACTCACCAATGGTCGTGGGATCGGTAGCCGTTGTGCCGCCGCCCTTGTTGGTGTTGCTCTTAATCCATGACAGCAGCGAAGCCATCTTGCGAGCAGACGTCGAGGAACCAGCGGTACGGCCTTGGTTGGCGGTAATGATGGTTTCTATGTCCCTCTTTAGCTCGGCGCTTGCTTTGGCCAACTGGTAGGCTTTTTCTGAGCGTCGTCCTGCTTTATTTACGCTCTCGAGTGTTCCGCTGACCTGGGTTGTTTTTTGCACAATTTGCGTATAATTCCCGAGTCGCGTAGTCGGGCTTAGGGTAGCAGCAGTAGCGTCTGCACCTTCAACAGCGGCGTTACCCGATGTTGCGGCAGCCAGGCTGTCCGTCTGCCACTCGTGATAAACGGCAGAGGCGCGACCCTTGCCGATGGACGACATAATCGGGGTGTCTTGGGGCGAAATGTCATAAATGACATCAACTAAATCTTCGCGCTCACCAATCGCGTCAAATGAGGAAAACGTAGGCATTTTCTAATCCTTTATAAAAAACGTTCAAATAGTTTTGCGGCGTCGCGTTGCTTTCCGGTCTTACGAAGTTGACCTTTGAGCTTCTTGACGACATCTTGTTTGGGATCACTTTGTTGTGTGGTTCCCGGGCGCAGGGTCTTAGGAGCCTCGGCAACGCGCTTGGCGGTTGCGGGCTTAGACTTCTGCAATTTGTCGTACTGCATGGCCTTGTAAAGTGTGACGACTGCGCGGTGGTCGTAGACCTGTGCCAACTCCTGCTCAGAGAAACCAATGGACCTCGCGAAGTCTTTGATTTCCTTGCGAACAACCTCACCCTTGGCCTCGTCTGCCAAGTCAGGGATGGCGGTGCGTAAGCGTTCCGCTTCCTGGACAATCTGGGCTTGAAGGCGTGCTTGTTGCTCGGCCTGCTGGCGTTGTGCCAATTGCGCTCGTTCCTGACGAACCGCAGCGAGTTGTTTCTCGCGCTCCACTTGCTCTGCCATTTTCACGGCGTAGCCAATGGGGTCAGTCTCTTTAAGAGCGGCCATATCTTCCTGCGGACTCTGTGCGAGGACTTGCTCGATCACTTGGAGTCGTTGGGCATACTGGTCACGAAGTTTAGACGCCTCATCAATCTTGGCCTTTTCAGCCTCGATTACCTTGCGCTGTTCTGCAAGTTGCTGCGTCTTGCGGGTGTAATCTGATGTGCGGGAATAGCCCTTAATGAGTTCGTCAACGTCAACCTCCACCTCATCGTTGTCTACCTTGACACGATATTTGGGGGTTTGTTGGGGTTCCTCTTGGACTTCCTCGCCTGCTTCGACTTCTTCGGGTGAGTCCTCGTACTCGGCTTGCGCCTCGTATTCTGGCTCCTGTGGGGCTTCTGGTTGGCCTTGCGGCTCCGTCTGCTCCATCATCCCGAGAAATGCGCCAGCGGCATCTCTTACTGTCTTAACACTTCCTTGCGGATTGGTGTCGTCCATTGTGACCTCTTAGGTTGTTAAAAAATCTTGAACCGCTTCCCTTTGATTTCATTGGTTGCGGCTATTGATTCCAATGAGGCGATAAATTCGTCTATGCCGCGTAACTTCTGCAAGGCACGTTCCCGAATGTCTATCGCGTCCTCATGGGAGTTCAATACTGTATCAATATACATCTGACGTTGCTTTTTTACAACATCTTGAAAAAAGTCGTCTTTGAGCAGTGTGGTTGCTCGACCAACTGGGTTATCTATCAACCTTCACCTGTGCTTTCTGCGGCGCGTGATGGGGTAATCCTGACGATCCTTCCCTGTGCGTCTACGAACTCCGTACCGGGGATGTTTTCCTGCTCGACAATCGGCCTGCCGCCACGGTATCCGATGGCGTTTGGGTCAAACTGTCCCGGCAGGAACGTATCAATCGGAGCTTCCACGATAGGCGCACCAAACTGGAACCCGACCGGAAGGTTCGGAATGTAGCCAGCCACGCCGGAACGGAAGGTCGGCGCTCCTTTGGCGTCAAACGGGATAAACGATGATTCCAGACCGCGCTCAGAGTAAAACTGCGGGGTCATCGGTGTTGGAACAAAGTTAGAACCAGCAAAAGAGCGGTTTACGGTGTTTGACAGTAGTCCGGCAAAGTTCTCGGGTGTCACGACCGTTTCTGGGTTAAATCTTGTTGATGCCGTGTAAACATTTGGAGCAAACGGGTTGACGATGTTTTGCCTAACCATCTCGTCGCCAAACATTAGGTAAGACGGGGTATAACCAGGATCGGGAAGTGCTTTGGCTCGTTTTAAAGCTTCTGCCCGAGCCTTTGTAATGTCTGCATCCTCGCCCAATTGCATACCGAATAATTGGTCTACAACCACCCCTGCCTGCGGGCGGGATAGTGCCGCGTAGGTCTCGTCCATGTTTTTGGCACTAGACAGGTCGTTCATCAGGGTTTGTGCATCGCGCAAAGAAAGCGCACCAGAGTTGGTGGCGATCTTGATGGCATTGGCAATCCGGTTTTCGTCCAAAATGTCTGCGCCAGCGGTGGTTATAAACTGACCAGTCTTGGCGTCGTAAGTAGAATTTACAGGCCGCATGGTTACCGGCGTTACAAACTGCGCTTGCAAACTGTCTGCGCCACCTTGTGCGACATCGTAAATGCTATTAGTGGCATACCGGCCACCGTAGGGATCGGCTTCCAAGGCGTTGGATATGATCTCTAGGTACTGGTCCGGGGTTACGCCTAGACGCTGGACATCGGTCCCAGCAGCACCGCCACGGATAAACGCTTCTAGGTTGTTGGATGTCAAAGTCGGATCGCTCTGCAAGCGGCTCATCCAGTACGCATAACCCTCTTGCTCCGGGTTTCTACCTAACTCGGTGCGGTATTCGCTGGTCACAAGCTGGGTATCAAAGTTCTGACCTTCCAAGGACTGGTTGATCTCGCGGATAACGTCGTCAACGGTCTTAGCACCGCTTGTAAGCTGCTGGGTGTAAAACGTCATCCCGCCTTCGTCTGGCGCACGACCCAGTTGGTCCCGATAAACTCCGGTCAGAAAGTCTGCGTAATCCATGTTATCCCCTTACCGCACGGATACCGGCGGCAGTTGCGTCTATGCTTGTCTGTGCTGCTAGTTCTTGTTGCTTAAGCTGTATTTCTGCGGCTGCTTTCTCTTGTGCAAGTGCAATATCAGCCATTGCTTTCTCGCGCTTAACCTGAATATCTGCCTCGGCCTTAGCCATCATTGCCTCGATCTGAGCCTGTGTCTGGGCCATGACTGCTTGGACCATTGGGTCAGGCTGTTGCTGTTGGGGCGGCGGGCTGGATAGTGCCTGGTCCATCTCCGGGGTGATCTCGCGGAAGAACTCGGACGAGTCCTTGAACCCTGCGGCCTCGATGAGCTTGCCAAGGGTCTGGCGGTATTGACCGACCGAAACCAGCGGATTGGCGGGACCGTACTGCTGGATGATCCGCTCTTGCTTGTCCAGAACCATTGCGATCATTGCCATCTGTTGCTCTTTGGAGCCAGTTCCCAGACCGACGTTGATGGACAGGTCGTACTCGTTAGACCACTCACGAGGGTCAATCGCGGTGAACTTGCCACGCAGACGGATGATTCGTTGCTTGTCTTGGTACTTGCAGACCAGATGCAAAATGTTTCTAAAGAGGTCTTTAATACCAGTTTCAGCAAATAAACGAGCGATTAACTCGATTCTTGCCGCACCTGCGTTTTGCATCATCGCCACAGCCGTTGCCGTGGTGTTGGTCAGGATGTTGGGGTCTAGACCTTGGGAAGCCTGTGTAACGCCTGTGCGCTTTTGCTGGATTTGGTCCATGTAGTCCAGCATCGGGAAGGCTTGACCAGCCACCAAAGGAACTGTAAGTGGTTGAATTGCATTGGGATTTTTCACCCGAACTACGCCACCAGGAGTAACGGTCAGGACGTCATCTAAATTTACTTGTCCGTCGACCACCATCAACCGGGCGTTGTTAGACAGATATAAGTTGTCCAGAATTTGACGGGTGATCGTGGTCTTAATTAACTGCAAGTCAGTTACACGGTCAGCCAGGCTGTG